GTCGCCGCATCAGCCTCCGTCTCATAGACACCTGGTGGACAGCCCATGATGGAGTGGGGCTCCAGTTGGATGAACTCCCCAAAGTTCAGACCAACCAACCCACCCTCTATCCGGAGCTGGTCATCCGGGGACAACCCGAACGCCCGCTCAAAGCTGAACCTAGCCTCAGGTGAGACTTCGGCCGATGCCTCCGCCGCCGCCATCCACGCGCCGACCACAAAGTACTCCTGGAACGGGTGGCACCGAACCCAACCAGAGAACCCCGTGGTGCTGAGGATCTTCAAGGCCCAAGCCTGCAGCAAGGGAACACCGATAGCGAGCGACAGCTCGCACCGTGCAACCCCAGTCAACCACTCCCTGGCAAACTGTGGCTCCCGGAGCCACCTGTGCGAGCACAGGGCGCCCGAGAAGACAGAACGCCAATCCCTAACCATGGTCCATCCAAGAGCAGGACCAAGGTAAATGGGAGCGGAGCGGCCGAACCGGATTTCCTCGACGATACGTACCGGGCGTTCGAGGGTGAACTCGTGACCAGATTGTTCGAGTACGAGCGCAGCGAAGTCCGCCAACACCGCTCCGGCATCCGAGCCACGCAGAAAGATCAACGCATTATCCCCGTCAACCAGGGTGTCAAACGGGCACCCGAAGGTACCCAAACACCCGACGACGATGGCGAGCATGATCATGGTATTGCCCATGCCCGTGTTGAAATCTCCGCTGGCCCTTCCGCCTTTGCGCGAGAACCTCGCCCCACAAGGCAGCCTTCCCCCCATGGAAAGCTGCTCACGAAGCAGGCGGGCCAGCCCCTTGTCCCCGGGGAAAGCCGACCTATATACCTCGTGCTCTCGTTCAAGCTGCCCACTAGACACATGAGCCTCGAACGCCTTTCCGTCAACCTCAAAGCACACGCAGTCCTCAAAGGAGTTGAACTTGCGGAGTATGAGATTGGCGCGTCTTTGGGGCGACAGCCCCTTCGCCACAACCCTGGTTTTTGTCCCTCCCCAAAGAACCGAGCCTGTGAGTCGCCCCCACAGCCAATGTTCGAAGGGTTTCAGCCGGGACGCCACCTCCAAGTTATACCTAGATGACCTTGGGAAGATCATCCGAGGCTTCTGGAACTTGGCCAGAGGCGAAACCTTTTCGGCTTTCAGAAAGCAGTCGAGCCTAGCGTCAGCCTTTTCCACAGGCCAGCACCTTAACGACTCAGCCGCCAACAGGTATTTCCTGCACATAGCACCGCTATAAGTCTGTGCAGTTTCCAGGTGGCTCCACTTATGGCCCCCATAACGCGCCGCGAGAGACCTAAGACGTCGGAAAGTCCTAGAAGGTAACTCGCCCAGAGGCGCGTCAGCGGGCCCCGGTAGAGGAGCCAGAACACGAAGCGTTAACGCCGCGAGTTCGTTGTGAGGGCACGTAGAGTGTACCACGGGCAGCCACGTGCCAGGCAAGCCCGATCGCCATGCGACTCGGAGTCTCCGTCGACTATCTGAGCAGGAGCCCTCATCTACGCGGGATAGGTCCAGGGACCCGATCCCCACTGCGAAACTACGGTCGCAGCAAAGACCCCCCACATCGACGCGGCTGGCCTAAAAGCCTAACTGCTCCGACAGAAGTGTGGTTGGCATAAGCCCCCAGCAAACCTCCTCCTCATGGGAGATCTGCATGGACAGTGCAACCGATGAGGGCACGGCCAAAGGCCATGCCCAAACCGGCAGGCCCGAAGACCTGCACCAGTCCACGCCCCGCG